CAAAAAAACAACAAAAAAAAAAAAAAAAAATAAAATTGGGGTGGCTATATGCCCCCACTATAAATTATATTTGTAAAGTTCCATAGGTTTTGATATATCTCCTACATCTTTTGATAGTTTATTTCTAACTACAGCTACGTCTTTAACTCTATATCTTATAGGCTCTATAAAAGACTTAATCTTTCTGTCATCTACATCATAATCAGCTACATATACGAAATGCTTATCAGGATAGTATTTAGTTAAATCTCTTATAAGTCCACTCTGTCCAGACACTGGAGATGCACACCATATACCATTACATTCAGGCATTATGTATTCCATAGTATTTATAATGTCAAATACACCTTCAGCTATACAGATATAAGTATTATCGTCTTCATACTTATTATCTTTTTCTACAGTATATGGCTTATGCGTAACAAATCTAGCTACATTAGAAGTCTCTAAAAATGACACTTTGATATGTCTTTTATTCTTGTCTACATTATCTTCTATATTACGAAGAAGTATATTAGTTCCAGTAGGATTTAGAAATCCAATATAGTTATATTCCTTTATATACTCTGTAAGTCTTTTAATACTCTCTTTAGAAATATTATCTTTATTAAGTTCTATAAAGGACTTTATGTCTTCTACGACTCTATATTTATTTCTCATATTATCATCTAAATTCTTATTAGTTCTTCTTAAAAAATATTCTTGAACTTTACTATTCTTATCTGTATTTATATCAAGATGTAATTCTTTATTTACTTCTTCGTGTATCATAGCTTCTGTATCAGATTTATTTTTAGATACAAACTCTGATATATCCAAATCATATATTCCCATATCAACTAAATGCTTTCTTGTGAGTATCCCTGAAGCATGACACTTAAGTTGAAAGCAATGTACTATCATTGCATTATCATTAGGGGATACTCTTATATTACAATGTCTTGTATGTGGATTTGGACTATCTCCACAAAATGGGCAAGAAATGGTGTACCACACACCATTCCCTTGTCTTCTTGCATTAAATCTATTCATAAGTATATCTATAAGCTTTTGCTTTGGATTCATGTTAGTCACCTACTATTTTGAAAGCTTCTAATATATCCTCATATTGTATACCTAAAAGCTTATCGAGTTTATTATACCAAGCATGATTATAATTACGGACATCTAATAAATCTCCAAGGTATTGGTTGACATCTTTATTGTATGTCGGACATATAAACTTTCTATCTGTATGATTTGCAAACATAACCTCTTTTATGAAATCTACAATATTTGTAGTTATATCTAATCTTTCTATAAACTCAGCAAGTCCATTTACAGCGTCAGCAACATCTTCTATGAATTTTCTAGGTATGTGCTCTCTACAATTAACTTGGAAACTTATATAAGATATCTTTTCTTGTACAGTATAATAAATAAGTATCCAAGCATCATCTTCATCAGTTTCCCCATCATAGTAATCAGACAGCTTAAGACTAGTTAGCTCTGTTATATCATCTCTATTAAAATAATGTAGTACCATAGTGTACTTAACATCTTTTCTTTGATTCTTAAGTAAGTCAACCTTTATTCTTTCAACAAAGTCATCCCACACTATTTCTGCTCCATTTTTAAGATAATCCATACAAGCTTTCTTACCAGTCTTTTTCTTTTGTATCACGTTTGTTATATGATATTCTAAGTTCTTAAAATATGGTAAGTCTGCTATGGGAACTCTGTATCTTTCTTTCGCTTGGAATAGTTTATTCTTATAAACAAGCACCTTTCCAGACTCATTATTAAGAGTTATAACTATTGTAGATTCTATCTTTCTAACCTTTCTATCTGTCTTATTATATGTAACAAGTACAGCTATTCTTGATGTAACTTCATCCAGTGGTAAATCTAAATTCTCAAGTCTTTTCTTACCAAAAAGAAGAGGAAGGATTACATCATAAGGCAATCCTCTTCTTCTACAAGCATCTTTAATATTTATTATAGAAAATATATCTCTCATCTTCTACGTTCCTCCTAATTAAAATTTGCGAATACTTCATCTTCGTCCCACATATCATCTTCTTGAATAGTATGAAGCTCAAGCTTTGATACTCTAGTTTCCTTATGCTTAAAATACTTTGTAGCTACTGTCAAGAATTCTAAAAGCTCATCTCTTACTACAACTTCAGAACTCTTTACCAATTTATCTATTCTTATTGCATATAGATACTTATTGGAAACGATATGTGTTAGAGCATTCAAAGCTCCATCTATATTTGCTGATATATAAACTGGTATCTTATCTTCCCCATATTTCTTGAAATCATCTAAAGTAACTTGTGCGTTATTTACAGATGAGTATATCTTACCTAAAAGTCCCATAGCAAGTTTTGGGAAGTCTTCAACGATTAAGTCAAATATATGAAGTATAAGAGTTCTATACTCATTCATTGTGAGAATATTGACAGGTTCTGATATTGCATATCTTATATTAAGATACAAAGATATCATAAGCTTTCCTAGATTGTGCTTATAGATATTTACAGATTGAGCCATAATAAGAGTATCGGACTTTATAAGAGATAAAGCTTCTTTTACAGCTTCTTCTTTAATATCCACAAGATAAGAATAGTTCTCTTTATTCTCATTTATTCTTGCATCAAATACATCTTTTTCTGCACCTAAATCAGCACCTTCACTTTTCATAGAATAAGGTGGTTTGAAGTTTCTTATTACATTTACTAGAATATTATTAAGAGTAGATGATAGATACTTTGCTATTTTCATGAAGTAGAACTTTCTATCTTCAGGCTTCATAGTTTCATCATCAGGGTCAAAATCATCTTTCTCTTCATTCTTCTTTTCCCCAGTTTCTGTATAATTTACTACATCTTGTGGAAGTGATGGTACGATTCTATGTATACCATTGAACATCTCATACACTACCTTTTGATACAGGCTATACTTATTAACTCCTACAACTGAGAACTTCTCAATTATAGTTTTATCTGTATTTAGCTTATTATCAATATAAGGTGCAAGATACTGATATATGAATCTATCTTTAAATTTTCTATCTAAAGACCCTATGTATTCAGAATAATGCTTTCTTACAGTATTTTGATATATTACATCAATAAGTCCTTCATCATCTTCAATATTCGTTCTACCAAATAAAGCATCTGAAACTTGTGACACATAATCTCCATTATCCATTACAGTCAAGTAACTTATGTAGAATATTCTTGAGAATGTAAATAGAACTGAGAATGTATATATGTCAAATGATGTAAGTCTTGCATCTTGTATATCCCCATCTTGAATATTATCCACCGCAATATTGTAAGTGTATCTATCTACAATATCTAATATTCTTTCATCTTTTGCAAAGGCATTTAAAGTTTCAGTAAAGTAATGCTTCTTTGCAGCAACAGCATTCCATTCTTCTCCTTCGGGAGTTCTTTGGAATTCTATTATAAACGATACTTTCTTTTGTATCGTATTATGTTGTAAGCTAGTTACAAGTGTAAATAGCTTTGATATAAGATACATATAATCTGTATCATTTGGGTCTTCATACATTGGTGGATTCTGTTTAACCCAAGTTATCATTCTATTTATAGCATTTACAATAGACACTGCGGTAGCCATTGTCATACCACCGCTTGTCTTTGCTCTTTTAAAATTCAAACTGTTATTCCCTATATGGAAAATAATATTCTTATCCTTTTCAATAAACTTTGCGTAAACCATATTTGTTTTCCTCCCTTTTATTATTGTCACTTATATTATATATAATTAAGATACGGTATTACTTTTAAATCTCCTACAGGTGTCATTTCGAGTACCCCTATAGTATCAGCTTCCGTTGATGAGAAATACTCATTATGAGATATAGCAAATACTTGTAAGTCTTTAACTGAAGCAAAATTAACTATTATATCCAAAAACTTTCTTTTATTCTCTTTAGATAGTGTAGCGTCCATTTCATCAAGTATAAAGACATTATAATTTGGTATCATTACACTATTTAAAGCAAGAGTTGTAGCAAGAGCCATAATGGCTTTTTCTCCATCACTCATCTTTGATATATCCTCAGATACAAAGTTATCCTTTTGTACTCTTATTATAAAGTCCTTTGCGGTTATTTCAAAATCATGAACTCTATAAGGTATGTCAGTAAGTTCTAAAAATGAATTGGTAATCTCTTTAAGATTTAATATTATTCTTCTCATAACTTTAACTGGTAAGTGCTTTATAAGAGTTTCTCTTACTTTCTCAGTATCAGCTTCGTCAATAGTAGCTTTTTTAAGTTCTTCTTCTATATATTCATGAAGATTTATATTAAAGTCTACTTTCTTCAAATCTTCATTTAATAAGTCTATCTTACTATCAGTATCACGAAGCTTCATTTCAAGTTCAAACATTTCTTGTTTCTTTTCTTTCTCTTTAGCAATAAGCTCACGAAGATATAAAGTCTCTTGAAGTATCTTATCTTTTTCTTTGACAAGGTCAGCATTTATCATTCCAAAAAATAAAGACTTTCTTACATCTTCAGATACCTTAGGTATAGTATCTTTAATAGATTGAGACTTAGATATAAGCTCATTATATTCCTTCTCCCATTTATCAATAGATACCTTTATTCTTTGGAAATCTGTATTTGTAGCTTCTTTGTATCTATCAGATATAGATTTATAAGATAAGTATACTCTAGTATTATATATTATATCTTCAGCTATATCGTCTTGGTCTTTTCTTAAATCAATATCTACAAGTACATCTTCATAATCTCTTGCTGTCTTCTTAAGAAGAGCTACTATCTTTGAAGCTTCATTATAGATATTTGAAACTTGAAGTTTATCTTGAGCTTTCTTAAGTTCCTCTTTAGTATCTATAAGCTTTTTAGATATACTTTCATACTTGTCAACTCTATCTCTCATCTTTACAAACTCTTGTCTTAATCTGCAAGTATTATCATGACAAGTTTCGGGTGGTTCTATAAGTAAGTCTTGAGAAACATAGTTTTCTTCCTTTTCTATTTCAAGCATATTGACACTATATAATAATTTATTATTTAAAGCGATTATACTATCCATATCAAGCTTCTTTTCATTATAGACATCTTCTATACTTATAATATGAGAAACTTCATTTAAGCTATTCTTATACTCTTTAATCGTATTATAAGAATAGACAAATCTATCTAAATCAACTTGAGATTTAAGATACTTTTTATCATTTGTAAACTTTAGAAATTCGTGATTATCAATCATAGACTTCAAATCACTTGTATCTATATCTTGAGCATTCTCATATTGTATAAGTTGTACTCTAGCTTCCGATATATTTTTAAGAGTAGCAGACATAGTTCCCTCAAGAAGAGTAAGCTCTCTTTCTTTAGCTGACACATTTGCTTCCAGTGAACCTAATATCTTGTATTCATTTATTGCTGATATAATATCACAAACGATATTAAAATCCTTATCTAGTTTCTCAAGCTTATTTATAGTATCTTCTAATTCTTCATCTGACATACAGATATTTTCAGCTTTAACTTTATTCTTAAGATTTGTAAGCTCATCTATTTGATTTTTAATATTTCTTCTATCCATGTGTAAGCTATCAATACTGGGTAAGTTTGCCAGTTCTTTTTCTTTTGCTTCTCTTGTCTTTTTAGCATGAATGTATTTTTCTGATATTATCTTTACTAAGTCCTTAGTATCCCCAATAGGTGATATAGATTGCATATAATCTCTTCTTGCACCCGACTTCATATTTACTATACCTTTTTCTTCTGAGTTTAAATATGTAAGCTTTGCAAGTTTAGTATCAAGTCCTATCATTTGCTTTATTCTATTTCTAACCTCAGTTACAGAAGATGAAGATACAAGCTGAACTTGTTTACCATTTTCTATCTTCGCAAGGTCAGCTACACAAGTATGAGATTCTCCTTGAGGTCTATAGATATAATGTACTTTATAATCTTCATTATTAAAAGTAAAATATACTATCTTCTCTCCAGTTTCACCCTGAAGAATATCATATCCATCTCCAAGAGATGGAAGTAAGTTAAGCTCAGATGCAAGAGTTGATTTACCAGTACCATTATCTCCCACTATCATTATAGTAGAATACTCTTGTGGGAACTCTATATCTATATCAGTTCTTTTAGTTCCCTTTATAAATCTATTAAAATTTGAAAGTATTATCCTTTTAATCTTTACCATAAATTTTCTCCTTCGTAAAAACAAACTCTAATTGAGAGTTTTACAAAAAATAAGAAAATGTGGGGAGTAAACCCCACATTTATATTTTACCAATCATCATCTTCGTATTTTTCATTCTCTTTCTCAAGTCTTTCAATTTCATCAAGAACTTCAAAAAGAGAACTACCACAAACACGAAACATCACATCTACAAATATAAGTACCGCTATACCACCAGCAATACCAGCTACTAAACCTGCAAGTATATATAATAATACGTCTAATATTTTCAGTATCATAATATCTCCTTATTATATTAATATCTTAATTCTTCTAGTTTATAAGCTCTATCTTCTACTATATGAGCTTTGTAGTGTTCAAGTCTGTCTATTTCACCATCTATATCTTTAGATAGTTTATTCGCGTCTTTCAGTTGATGTTCATTCATATATTTTAAATGATTGAATATTTGAACTTTAACTGTTCTTAAATCATTTATAATAACATCACAGCTTTCTTTTGTGAAAAGTTTAAGCCTTTGTGTATTGAAAACCCCCTCAGATATTCTGTCAAGTAAAAGTTGAGGATTTTTCTTTTCAGCTTCAGCTCCTCTTTTAAGACCCCACTTTCCCATTACATTTCCGAATAACCATCCTACTGCTGCTACAAGTAACCCTATTGATAAAACTCCACCTAATGTACCATACATAAAAATCACTCCTTTTCAATATTTAATATATTATTTATCTGTCTTTTCTAGTAATTTATCTATCTTCTTTACTAAAATACTTCTATCATATTTACTTACATATTCTGAAGCAAAGCCATTATTAGTAAGCCAATCTTTGTAATACTTCAAAGAATTAATAGTTTGCTCTTTCATTATAGGGAAACCACTTGTGTGTATAGCTCTTTCTATCTTTGCTATATTCTCTTCTATAACTTCCATTTTAGTTAAAGCGTAATGCTTATTAATCTCGTCCATTCCCTCAATTACTTTTCTTTCAGGTTTTACAATATCTTTATTGATGTCTTTATTTGTACGAGTTATAAGTTTGTAAACTACGTGTATAAGATACCCAAGTCCTACACCAAATATTATATCTTTCGTATATGACAATACAATATTAAGCATATTATACCTCCAACTCATAATACTTAGAAGCTACCTTTATAAGAGTCTTAATTTCTCCTAGTTTTGCAACAGCTATAGCATCACTTGGGTCTCTATCCAAATCAGCTTCAAGTCTATTTTTGATATGAACTAACTTTTCTATTTCATCAAACATTGCTATCTTCACATCATCTATAGCTTTACAGATTCTAGTTCTTGAAGCATCAACTGCATCCCCTTTAGCTAGTTCTTCTGGAGTAGCTATAGACATTACATCTACAACTTCCTTTTCTTCTTTAATTCCATCAGCAATCTCTTTAAATTCAAGCTCAGCTTTCTTTATTGAGTCATCAACTCTTTTACTAGCTAGATTTGCTTTATATAAAGCCATTGAAGCTATAAGTGTTGCTACTGCTGATAGACTTGTAAATAATACATATTTATCTCCCATTTTTTCCCTCCATATCTTTCTTAATTGATTCTATAAATTCTTCCTTTTCTTTATCAGGCATACTCATAAATGTATACAGTGCTAGAGACTCTTCTAGGCTTTGTATCTCATTTTGCATAGATACTAACTTTTCCATCTTATATTCTCTAAGGAACTTAATAAGTTTCTCTATTTGAAAGTAAAGCAATAAATTTGCTCCAGTTACTATAAGCCCTATTATAACCAGCATTATCATTAATTTAACTTCCATAATTCCTCCTAAAAGTTATAATCCTTTCCATACTTATAATCCATAAGTGCTGAATTATATTCATCAATAGGAACTGAGATTTCCTCAGTCCTATCTTCACTAGGAATAATCATAAACTTATTATCATTATCAAGCTTTACTTCCTTTGCTTCTATTGCTCTTATTATAAGCTCTTTCCTAGTCATTTCTACCACCAGCCAATTTTTGTTCAAGAAGCTTTATAGTTGCATCTTTACTTTCTATGTCTATCATAAGTTTAGTTATATAGTTTTCTTTCTCTACTATTTTCGCTTTTAGATTTGAAATTTCTTCTGTTTTCTCACTATTCTTTCTTGACAACGCAAATATCTGACGATTTCTTTCTAACAAATCTTCATTTGCTGAAGTCACATCTGCTCTGAAACCTTCCAAAACCTTTTTCATCTCAGCTAATTCTTTATCTTTCTTTCTAAGCTCATCATTAGGCTCTCCATCTTCTTCAACTTCTTCTGAATAAGGAGAGTAGAAAATAAATCTTAAAGTTCCATCAGCTTCCGCTACAATTTCCTTTACATCAGCAAGTATTTTGTCCATTACTCTTTCATCTAATTCCATCTTTATTCCTCCTTGTGTGATAAGTGTATATCGGGTATTGAAAATGCAAGTCCACCAGCAAGTCCCACGTTTTCTGAAGTCGAAGTTCCTATTGGGTCTATTATACCTAATTGTGCTATTGTGAAAGTTCTATCTCTTTCAAGCTCCTCACTATCTTCTATATTAGATACATAACCAAAGAAATTATAGATATCAACTTCATTTGCAGACTTTGTAATACTATATTGATTATTATTCTTAATAATAGTACATACGGTTCTTGGGTCTACATTTACTTTAGAACGATAGTCCTCTAAGTTTTGCTTCTTTGCTCTTCTTCCTGTAATCTTAAGACCCTTCTTAATCTCATTTCTAAGCTTACTTCTTAGAGATGTATGAAGTGATATAGTTTCTTCATTCTTTCCATCAGATGTTTGTGCTATTATATATGAATACATAGCGTCTCTTACATCTCTTCCTGATATTGTATCTCTTATATTTTCAACATCGGGGTCTTCTCTATCTAAAAACTGCAAGTCTTCTATTGTATTTTTGATAAGAGTTCTGTAATGATCCTTTACTTCATCGTCATCATCTTCAATAGGAGACAATATATTTTCTATTTGAGCTTCAGTTAAACTCTCATCTTTTTCTAAGAATAGAAGTGAGTTGTATACCTTTCCAAATGCTGAAGTTACAAATATAGTTTTCTTTGTATTTTTGCTATCATCAAAGTACATATACGAAACATAGCTTGGATGTTGATATTTTAATTTCCCTTCTTTAGTTAGAGTTATATCATTTTGTATATGGAACTTATTGAAGTAGTGGTTCCCATTAAGTCTTATTACATTATTAACAAGTCTAGGAATGTACAAATTAACTCTTATAAGAAGGGATTGCAAAGATATATCTACATCTTTATTTGGTGATACTATATCAAGTGGGTATGTAAGTATTTCAGCTCTTAACTTCTCATCAAACCAATCAAGCTTTGGAAGAGTTGATATTTCTCTTCTTGTATTTGCTTTACCGTATCCAACTGTATGCTTTGATATCTTATCTTCTGATAATACAAAATAACATTCCATACAAGATATTACATCATCTGACATATCTATATAAATGTCATCTTTATTTTTAGTCTTGTGCATATAGTCAATATTTGTCATCTTAAAATCTTCTTCAAGATTAACTGGTATCATTCTATAACCATAAAGTCTAACCCCAGTTACAGTCTTCAATATATCAACTACTATATTTTTAAGCTCTCTTCTATTACTATCTATTACCATTTCATTTATTGAGTTAATTGATAGTCTTTCCCTTATTCTATTTCTCAGCTTCATTTATTCTCCTTTCAAAAAAGAAAGGTGGGAAGTCCCACCATTTCCTTTATAGTTGTGAAGTTCTTTCAATATCTGATTTGAATGCGATATTGATAGCATTATCAGTTGAATACTTGAAGATTAAGATGTCATCTCCATCTTCATCTTTAATCATCATTGCAGTTATTCTCAATGGTCCTATATCATCATTCACTGCAGTTGGGTCAGTGAAGTATCTATATGTAAGTCCTTCACTTCTTAAAAATGATAAATCGTAGTTTTGTTGCATAGCTTGTCCTACCACACTATATAAAGCATTTTCAATATTTACCAAATCTTGCACGAAGTTTTCCACATGTGTTTCTACATCTCCTTGCAAGTGTACCACTATATTCTCAAGAGTTGGTGGTAAGTTTTCATTACCTACAACATCGTATCTCTTAATGACAGGGATACCATTTATATTCTTAAATTCCAACTCAATGTCGGTTTCTAGTTCAGGATAGCTTCTTTTAATGATAGCTTTCCCTTGCATTAATGCTACCAATAAATATATTAGTTCATTATTGTTATTCCAAACTAATATATCTCTTAATCCATCTGCCACATACTTTTCCATTTCTTTCTTTAAATTGTTCATAATTTATCCTCCTTAAATATTATTTGACTATCTTAAAGTTACTGATTCTCTGAATTTATCTAAGATGAACTGAACATCTTTTGTGTCGTAATTCCCTGATTTAAAAGCTGATACAAGTTCATCAAATCCATAGACACCTTCAGATACTTCTATACCGTTCACAAGCACGTTATACTCTTCTTCTGTCATATCTGTCATTTCATAAATTGCCTTATTCTTTTCAGTTAAGACAGGCAGATTAAATTTAATGCTATGTCTAATTTCTTCTGATACTACTACATCAAATCTAATCTTTAAGATATCTGCTAGTTTTTCTAATTGCTTAGCTGTAACGTTATTTGCTTCTATTGCGTTACAGATAGTTTTAGCTTGTGTTACAAGTTCGTGCGGAATAGCAAACTCTCTAGCACCTATGAACTCTTTTACATATTGAGTTGAGAAGTTACTTGTTTCAGATGGACTAAATTCGTATGTGAATTTTACAAGGTCTGTAACTCCACCTGATATATCATTTCTATACCCAGTTAGATTTGTTATTAAAGGTATAGCTTTTTGGTTTTCTTCAGTTTCTTCTACAGGAACGAAGAAGTGTACAATTATATTCTTTGCAAGTTGAGCTCTTCTTAAGTATAATTGAGACATATCAATTAAACCAAAGCTTGTTACATCTGTTGCAAACTTAAGTCCAGTACCCGGTGTGAAGAATACTCCGTCAAACTTCAAATATTTATAGATATCGAAGTTCACAGTTACTGATTCTCCATAACTATAATGATTTAGTACAACTGGTTGTAACTCATCTACAGGTACATAATCTGCATACTTTTGTGAATATGCAAGGTATTTCTTATGCTTTGTATCATACACAACTTCTAAGTCATAAGTAGGTAATACAAAGTCTTTATATTTAACCCATCCAAATAGGTAGTTTCTAGGATTTACTTTCTTAGTAATATACCCGTATAACTCAGATGAATTAAGCATTGCACTTCTTACTGTATCTTCATCATTCAAATGTACACCATCAAAAGTTACAGTAATCATCTTATCAGTTTCTTGATAAGAAGCTAAGTCTTGCTTATTAACTTTGATATCACGTCTTGCCTTTTGTTCTGCAGCTGAAATAGGTTTTAGAACTACTTCTTCAACTTCTTTTTCATACTCTTTCTTCTTAGCTTCTTCAGCTTCTTTCACATCTCTCATTGCCGCTTTTGCCGCTGTTCCAGTTCCTTGTGTTAGAACTTCACTTTTCTTAACTTTTAATTTCATAATTTTTCCTCCTTAAATTTTTAATATTGATTTTACTTGCTACACATATATAATATATACTCAAAATATCATTACTTGTCTTCTATGTAATTTGGATTGACAAGTTCTACTCCCATTGCCATCAGAAGTGCATTTGCATTTTGAATACTTTCTTGCTCAGTAATACTATTTATGTATTTTAAATCATCAGGGTGTAATGTATTTGCTTGTACATCAGCAACAAGTGATGATTTTCTAACTGGAGTATTTCTTATTCTTCCTTCTTGTGTACGAAGAACAAGTCCTCTTGTATCATAAGAACCTTTTGCTCTTAAAGACAGCTGAGTTCCAGCAACTTGCTTAAGTGGAGTTATAAATAACTTAGATACGAATACATCTCCTAAGTATCTTTCTCCATGTGAAGTTGACATATAAACGGCAGTTCTTTTAACTGGTATTCCAACTGAGTTTAAATAGTTTCTAGCTTCATAGCAAGTCTTTATTGTAGTTCCACTATGATAAGTTGATTGATACCAATATATAGTAGGGTCTTTCTTGAAATCTTCCCAACCATTATCAGTTTCAAATTCATCTTTATATGCTTCATATAAGCTCTTATCCATAATAGATAGAACTTTAAGTATTATTTCCTTTAACTCTTCTTCAGGTTTTAACTTAAGCTCTACAGCTCTTTTAAGTATCATAGATAAGTAAGTTTGATACATCTCCATAGGAACTTCCATAATAGCACGATTAAATAATGCAAGACAGTTTCCTAAATATTCAATATTACCAAATTCTTTTGTATAATATTTACCTGTCTTAAATGTATCAGAAACTGTAAACTTATTACCACATCTACCTGTAATCTTTTGTCCCTCTACTGGAACTTCTCTATTTACAGTTATTATCTTTAAAACTACAGCTTTCTTAGATAGTATCTTTTTGTATTTAAAACCACCTTGTTTATCATAGATAGTTTTATATAAATTGAATCTGTCAATATAGTCATAGCTAAAAGTAGCATCTTCGTCATTTTCATAGTAGTATCTTAAAGCTTCTAAGACTTCTTGTTCGTATTCTCTTGTGGCTCTTATAAGTGCAGCAAGATAAGTATTTTGACAAGTTTCTCCCATCTTTTGACGACAGATAATATCTACAACTTCTCCCTTTGCAAATATCTTTCTATCTGTCTTATTGACAGACTTGGTCCCATAGTTCATTTTAATTCTTTGATACTCTCCTCTTTGCTTTGAGATTGCAAGAAGTATCTCATCTTCTATCGCGTCCCCTACTGATGGAAATGGTTTATATATAGTTGCATCTCCATATACATTCTTTAAGATATCATTATCAACATCTATGATTTCTTCATGTTCAGCATAAGCCCAACCTGCAAACTTTTGAGCAAGAGACTCAGATATAAGTCCAGCGTCTTCAACTGACTTTACATCTATTGAAAGTACAGATAGTGCATTTACTCCCCACTTGTATTCCATATCATCTCCATAAGAGTTTGTCCGAACCATAGTCTCACCCTTATGTATTATGTCTCCCTCTTTGTAGTTTTCTAAATCATCTACCATCTTAACACCATATCCAGCACCAGTTTCTTCATATTGATGATATTCTACAAAATGATACATTTCTTTTACCGGGTCGTACAAAATATGAGATGTTACACCACAATATACTCCACCGATATACTTCTTAATAGATTTACAAAGTACATAATCATTATCAGCAAATCTATTCTTAGTAGACTTAAGTATGTCATAAGAATACAAGGTGTCTACTATTGGTACTTCTCCAGACTCACAAGGACGATATTGAGTAGAAGCATTTGAAAACATATTACCTCTATTTTTAGATACCATTCCTTCATGTGGTATAAGATTCCCCTTACCATTGAATCTGTCTATCATTGTACCCCACTCTTTTACGTCTCTATAAGATTTTGTCTTTAATTCTTTCATATTGCCAACTCCTTTCCTTTTATTCTATATTAATAATATATAGATACAAAAAATAAAAAGGGTAGGACAAGCCCACCCTATTATCTTTATAACCCTAAAGCATAGTGAAGAACATCTATTCCGTTCTTTGTTTTACCATTTTTGAACTCAAGAGATATGTCTTCAGTTACAAATAGCTCCTCATCTAGTGCATAGTATAGAGTTGCTATTTCTTCCCCATGTTTATAATATGTGACAGATAAGAATGCTCCTATCTTATTTCCAGCCATTGCATCTATCTTCGCAAGGTCAGCTTTTAATTTCACATATACTCCATCAGATAGACTATCAATATCCTCACTCATATTATTAAATGGCAAGAACACACCTTGATTACGAACTAGAATTTCAGTCACGAACTCTTTGTCATCATCATGTGCTAATTCGTAATTTGTTTCTATATCGTTATCTGTAAGGCTTATATATTCTTCAATATTTGTAGCCTTTTCAAACTCAATATAGTCAAGTCCTTCTTCACCGCTTCTTATAAGAAGTGTAGGTTGGAAGAATTGAGCTTTAACTTCTTCTTCCATTTCTTCTTTCGTTAGGTTGATGTCTTTTGCCATCTTGTATGCCTTCTTCATCATATCCTCATTTACTTGTAAAGGCATAACTAGATACTTATTATTATCATCATAAGATGCTGGAACTGTTAATTCCACTTCTTCATCTCCCCAAACAAATGTGACAGACATGTGTTTACCAAATCTCATGTCATCACCATAATAAGCAATGCTTGTTAAATGGTTACCATAGATTGCGTCTAATCTATCAACAGTGTCTCCTACAGATACACCTTTATAAACTGATTGCATTACTGTAACCACTTTATCAACATCTGCAGGTTCTGCAACTCTTGCTCCGATAGTATCTCCAGTTTCTATGACGTGAATCTTATCAATGAATAAGTTAGAGAAGTAATCTTTACTTCTGTCATAAGTCACATTTGGGTTATTTGGAACCTCAACACCACAAGCTACTAATACTAAACCTAATACCATAATTGCCATCATTTTTACTGCGTTTCTCATAATTTTGACCTCCTCAAGTCGTTTAAAAATTAAATTAAGACATTCACCCTATGTGCTGTCTTCTATGTTTATAATATGTATTCATAAAAAGCAATTATGTTATTTGTGAAGTTCAACCATCTTATCTTTAAATACTATTACTCTGAATGTATTAAGATTTGCTTCTTCCACCGTAACATCTAAAGCAAATATTGGCTCTTCTTCTACATAAAATCCAAGTCCTGTAGTATCTTTATATACTCTTGTATTATGAAGTCCTCTTACATCTACAGCAGATAGTGTAACATCAGCTTTAAATCTTTGAGAGTAGAAGAGTTTAACATCTTCTACTCTTTCCTTTATAGACTTAGTTCTTCGCATTTCTTCTTTTCTTTTCTCAGCATATTTGAGAGTAACATATGATATGCTACCAAATATTATTATTGTAATAAGAAGTATTCTCAGTAAACGTTCTTTTGCTTTCTTCGTATTTGTAATATGAAACATTTAAAATCATCAACTCCTAAAAAACTACATCTAAGATATTTCTCATCTTAGTTACTTCTGCTAAATTGTCCACATGTTTTGTATACTTTTCAAAATTTGTTGCATAAGCTTCTAAGGCTCTTGCTCTAAAGTCTTTATCTTCCATAAACTTAGGGAAGAAGTCCTTTCTATAGAACTTATTATCCTTATCTCCTTTTAGGTATTTATATGAACCAGCATCTTCAAGAACTGAATGTATTGTCATCATATCTACCATTAAAGACATAAGTGGGTTAAATCCATAATTTGGGTCTGACACTATATTGAATTTAGTTGTACTATCGTGCATAGCAAATCTTGATTTATACACTGTACATTCAACTGTCTTAGAGTTAGGAACTTTAAGTCCCAAATCATCTTCAAGCTTTTGAGCATTTTCATATTTGTATTTATCAAGAACTATTCCAAATTCAGTTTCAAACTCAAGTTGTTTACCACCTGATATATTAACCTTAGCATTTAATACAGAATAAGACTTTTGCAAGTACATCACATCTATTCCTATCTTTTCTCCCACATGTACTATCGCAAATAGCATAATATTCGCTTCAAGCATAAATGGTCTCATTTGTTCTAAAAACATTCCGTTTATATTATTTCTTCTTGCATGGAATGTATTAGAGGCTTCATCTTTTATATCAAGTGCTTTTGAACGAAGTTGTGTCCAAGAGTCTACCACAAGTACAGTAGGTACAAACTTCTTAGTTGGTTCTCCGTCCATATTAACTGTATCATACATAAACTTATCAGGAGACTCAGTCTTAAGCTTATATAAGTCCATTACAAGCTTAAATAAACCTTCAATAGATGTATTAACTTTATGTCTATGAGTAATTCTTATAAGGTTATTTCTTATAGCATCATTACCAAGTCCACAACATACTTGCATCCAGTCAGCTTCAAGCCCCTCTTCAGGAGTAAAGTATTCTATCCAAGATGGCATACCTTTTTGTATAAAAGGACGAACTATATTACCAGCAACATTCATTGCAAATACAGATTTCCCTTTATGTGTAGTTCCACCTATTGTAAATAGCACTCCGTCTCTCAATCCTCTATTCTTTATTATTTCTCCCTCTTTAACTCTTGAAGGATTATTTCTTCCTAGGAAGAAATCTACAGTAGTAAATCCTGTAGGATAGCAAACTCTATTCATATCGAAATTTGCTCTCTTTTCTCTTACCTTTTGATATTGCTTAAGTTCATTATCCAAATCAGAACTTATCTTCATTTCAAGTTCTGCCATTGCTTGTATTTCTTCTTCGCTCATACCAAGTTCTTTTGCTTCTTTAAGTTCCATTATTTCACTCCTTGTTTAAAATCGCCAAGTATTTTATTTATCTCAATTCTCATCTTGTCATTTTCATTTATTGCCTTTATTATCTCCTGTAAATTTTGTATCATTCTATTTATCGCACGTTCATTTTCATCAGTTTGTAATTCCAGACAATCGGTTATTAAATAACTAGCTTTTTGTATGACATTAAAGTTATTTACATCCATATCGTGAGTATAACCCTTTAAACTGACATAGTCATAGTCTGTACATTTATAAATCATTTCTTTTCACTCTCCATTTCAGCTATACATTTATATACTTCTTTCATATTATCTTCTAAATTTAAAAGAGTGATATTGTTTGATGTAGCATTGTTTAGTATATTTGCAGTCCATCCCATTATAACATTTATAAACCTTTTAGTTCTATCATCAGTTGCAAATGCTGATAGATGTCTTTGAGAATACTCCATAATTCTAGCTGAGTTTTCAACAATACCACTATTCCCTTTAGTAAGTTCTATATTACGTGCTTTAACAAGTTCCAGTCTTCCTTTTAAATAATCCATATTGTTCTCCTCCTTTAATTAAACTAATTGAGAGTTTTACAAAAAATAAGAAAATGTGGGTAATCCCACATTTTCTTTTAAACTATCTGTCCTCTTAATATTGCATCAGCTTCAGCTTTACTTAGTCCTAAGGCTACCATATTATTAACTAACTTATTTCTATAAGTCTTAGAATAATAAGATTTAGAACCACAATATTCTCCTAAAGCACTATCATACGAATTGTATTTCTTTAAGTATTTAAAATACCCTAGCATATACTTTATACTAACTCTAGGGTCTTTTTGTGATTCGTGATTATATGGTGTCTTATAACCAAGTATAGATGTATGGATGTATCTACCTGTACCTTCAACCATTTGTGCAAGTCCAGTAGCCGATGACTTCTTATTCTTAGCTCTTGCATAGAAATTAGATTCTCCTGATATTATTCCTAGTATTACATAAGGATTTACATTATATTTATCAGCTTCTTCAAATACATAATCTAAGAACTCATAATCAAGATAAGATACATCAGTACCATAAGATTTAGCTTTAGCTATTATTATATCATATTTTACAATCTTATTTGATTTAGGCTTCTGTGCTGGTGTCTCTTCTTTCTCTATAACTACGATAGCTTCTTCCTCTTCTTTAGGTGTATCTATTTTATCCACTATCTTCTTCTCAATAAGTTTCTTCTTACCTAAAGCAAGTGGTGGAGAATCAGGTATTTTAAGAGTTCCTCTTATTATATCAGTCTCTACATCTTTATATCCTTTAGGTGCAAATTCAATATGCTTTGATTTAGTATTGTTATTAGGAACACTGAACTTCTCAGCTTCATATTTCTTTATGTCTATATCTTTCTTATCTTGTAATACAGGTGCTGCTTTAACTTCTTTCTTAGCTGGTATTACAGCTGATTTTGTATCCTTCTTAGGAGGAACAGGTTTATCTTCAGTTTTAACTGGTACAGTTGGTTTTACAACACTTCCCCAAGTCTTTTTGATATCATCACTTGTTCCAACTATCATTTTCTTATTTGTATTACTTACGACTTCTACTGAAGTTATTCTCTCAGATAAGCTGTCGTTTTCTTCTTTTGCAAGTTTAAGTTCATATCTTAAAGCTTCTACTTCTTCTCTTAATCTGTCTAATTCTTTTCCAGATGAATGTCTTGCTACCATATAAGCCATAATAAAATTCATAGCCATTATTATCAGCATAAATATTGATAGAGCTTTTAATACTCTTGCTTTCTTTGCATTTTTATTAGTTTCCATTTTCTAACCTCCCAATCACTTTATCATAATTCTCTTCTAAGTTTATAAATTCAGGGTCTATACCCATTCCGACATAACACGCAGTGATATACTTTAAAGCAACTTTACCTTCTTCTGGAGCTTCTGGTATATTAGTTCTACCAGTTCTTGATATATTAGAATAAGCTTCATTCTTGGCTATATCATTATCAGCTCTAAATGTATAGAATTCTTTAATAGTATTATCATATCCTGCTGCAAGAAGTTGTGCAACTTCCATATCTGAAACCCCAGCACCTTTTGATTGGTTTACAACTTGGTTTGATTTGTCTCTCATAGTTGTAGTTTCAGCGTGTCTATTTTCACCTAGTGCTGTTTGCATAAGCTTTATTGTAGGAAGTCTAAGTATCATTACTTTCTTATCTGATATTAAAGTTCCTATATCGGGGTCATCCATCATAAATGGTAGAGTAACCTTTTCTTCAAAGTTTCTACCAAGCACAGTCTTCATAGATTTAACTATGTCTTCTAGCTTGAAAGTTTGTTCAAGTGGAAGTACCTTTACTCTCATTACTCCACCTTTTACAAAGTCTATAAATTCCTTATCATCCATTGCATCAAAGTACAATTTATAATGATTATAATTTGGTGCATCTTTTACGTTTCCACCTTCTGCTATAAGAAGACCTTGTAATAGCTTTTCTTTACACTTTTCAATTTTGCTATTCGCCATTGTAAGTCCCTCCTAATCCATTCTTATTATTATATCGTATATTAAAACGATATGGAATCTTGAGAATGCTCTTGACCATTCTCTTCCTCTTATTTGATATTCCGATTTCATTTGTTCAGGGAAAGTATCATCAATACCTTTAGCACGATTCACTACAGAAACAAAGTTTCTTTTCATTGCTTCAAATGAAAGTGATGGTGCTTTTTCAGCATAGAAGTCTACTAGATAGTGACAATAGTTTATTACATCATTTAAGTGGTCAGCATATACTACTTTAAACTCTTCATAATAGTATAAGTTATTCGTTCTTTTAATTAAGTTCATATCAAGACCACGGTTTATCTTTTCAGATATTGAAGCTTTTAAAGACGCAATTTTAACAGTTTCATTCTCTACCGTAATATTAGTATCTTCATTCAATATGTCTTTTTGGTCATACATTCTCTCATTCTTGTATTGGTCGTATAAATCTCTTACTCCACGCATATTAAGATTCATACGAGTCCTTATAGACATAAGAATATATACAATTACATCATCTATTAAAAGCTCATCTTTTTTGAATTTAGTTTGAATGAAATCTTCTGCAACGGTTCTCATAACAGCCTTTACCATTCCTACAGAGCTACCTTCAGACTTAAGTAAATACTTTTGAGACATTACAGGTTTTCCATCTTTAACACCATACAAAATGAATCTCATTATACCCGGATTCAAACTACCGTTTTTCGTATAGTATTTATACATAAGTCCAGTTAAGAACTTAACACCTAAGAACTCCAAGAACTCTCTTTTACCTGTATGTAGAAACGATAGTAAAAGAGCAAGTGATAACGGGTCGTTGGGTGTATCCCAACCCAGCTTTAAAATTCTGTGAGTTCTTGCAAATGCTCTAAACTCTCCCTCATCTATATTATAGGCTTGTAAAAACTTTCTTCTTTCTCCGTTTCCAAACACTACAACTTCAAGAAGTGGAGTTGACAAGGCATCTGCGTTTCTTGTCATATAATCACTAATCAATTTTAAGACTTGTGGGTGATGTTTAGTGATACCAGTCCCACCGAAATATTCTGATATTTCCCTTGTAGCTTCACGAGGGTCATATACTTTAAGGTTTATATCTTCTGCTTTTTTATCTATATCTTTATCATTGAATTTCATTATATTCAGCTCCTTTCCTTAAAAAATTGTTTATAAAGTGCTTGAAAACTAAAAATAAAGGCTGGGAAACCCCAGCCAAGTTATTTTATTTTTTCTTTAAGCCTTTGAATGCCCCACCTTTGATGGCGTCATCTCCAGCTTCAGTTCTGGCATTTCCTCCACCGAATACAGAAGCGAACTTAGGTGTTTGCACTGTTCCATGTGCAGTTAATTTTGTACCAAATGATTGTGGTTTTCTTATGTCAGTAAATACACTTGTTATATCATTCCCACTAACGTATGCAGAAGCAGCTGTTGTTGTAGGTACTACAGTTGCAGCATCCAAATTTTCTCCAGTAAGCATATTGATTAAGTCTTTTGCAATATCTCTTTCTCCAGCTTCATATTGCATAGACATAAGTCTTGTAAACTTAACATCTTCATTTGTTAAAAGTCCGAAAGCATAATCTAACCCTACGAAACCTTTGTACTCAACAGCACCAGTTCCGTTGTTTGCAACATCTGAAAGACATCTCGCTGGAATTTCCCAGTATTTTAAATCTAACATAAGTTGATGTAAGTCTCTCATTGTTTCAAAAGTTCTCTTTAGAACTTCATCTACAGAAACCTTTTGCCCTGTAATATCATCAGGACTTGCGAAATCTGGTTGGAAAAATGTTGCACTGTATTTACCAGTGTTTTCATTCTTGTCTATTCCATATACTGTACCTTCTAACTCAAGCACTCTATCAAACAATCTGTACTTTCTTGTCTCTCTACGAATGAATCCTCTTGAAGATTCAAAGTCGTAGACTTTTCCGTTCACATCAACCTTTGGTGTAAGACCGATGTCTAATTGAGAACTTTTTGCATTCTCAATGATATCATTAACCTTTTCACTAATACTACCAATCACCACTCTTCCTTGTGGCTTCTTTACGATGAATTTGTTCATAATCTTTTCCTCCTTAAATTTGATTTTTTTTTATTCGTAGTTCGTTGCTACACTGATATAATATATATTAAAAAATACTAATGTTGCAAGTATCCTCTAAGAACACTCTTTCAGCTTCTTTCAAAGCCTTAAGTTTTGCAGAAAGGACTGCCGGTGAATTCCATATAGATGGAAGTTCATTTTCAGCATATTGTTTTCCAACTTTCAATTTTTCCATATCTTCTTTAAGTCTTTGCTTACATCTCTCAACAATAGTTTTCTTAACCTTAATATATTGCTTATCAGATTCATATAATAATTCCATAGGTACACTAAATACAGAACCCTCATAAATAGTCTCAAATGTGTCCATTATCTTAAGTTCTACTTCCTTTGGAGATATTATAAATCTACTTCCTCTTCCTACATTCTTTTTAAGCTTATTATTAAAGTCAGTTATATTAGATAGTATAAGAGCAACGAATTCGGAACATATAAAAGAAGTTTGATTTTTATAACTTGTTATTCTTTTATGTGGTAACCATTTGACAAATCTTGATAACTTCCCAAATGAGTAATCTATTCTTTTGTAGTTCATTTTGAATTGCTCAATATTATATACCATCTTCTCATAGATATCTATAGGAATATATCTACGAGTTATTTTCATCTCTTTATTTCTCCATCTATCAGGAAATTCAAATATAGACTCAACTGCAACCCCATAGTTTTTGGATGTAGTACCCATAGATACAGTTTCATAATAGTTCATAGCTATAGTAGCATGTGAGTATTTTGAGTTTGTAAATCCCATTATTATCTTAGACATCAAGCTGTCTCCTGATGTAAGTATTACATATATAGGAACCATACCTTTTTCAGTTGCAGCTTCTGAATACAGTGTAGTTTTCTTAATAGGATTAAAAAGCTCAGACTCAGCTATCATCTTTATTATTTCACTCATTTAGTCTTCACCTCATCTATAGTCTTATACTTAAGTATATCATCTAATTCCTTCTCTTCTAATTTAACTCTATCGTGTGCATCTTTATACTTTTCGTGTATACACTTTCTATCAAAAGCCTTTATCCAGTCATTTATAACATGTGAGTCTAAATACTCTTCTCCAAGAATAGCTTTAGCTATTATATATAACATAGATTCATCTTTATTTCTTGAAGCAAGGCAAATAACTATTTTTATCTCACTTCCAAAAAAATCTATTCCCTTTTTTAATGTTATTAATGAAAATCCTGTTTCCCTAACATTTTTTAAAAGCTGGC